AAGGGAGGGGTTTTTATTGGTTATCAGGTTTCCATTCTCCGCACCAGCATTCGTCTATGACCTTGGGGAATTTTGAATAGTGCAACCTTCCCAAACTTAGGACACTTGGCGGAAAACGCCTACAGCGGAGAAACCCTTTAATAACGACAGAGAACAGGCAGTTGCCACAGCATTGATTGCATTCCATCAAGGCTTGCCTGAATGTCGCTCTCTGACGACGCTGAATGCGAGATGGCGGGATTCCCCAGGAATAGCCATGTTGATGCGCTGCAAATTCAGCTCTAGCTTCTCGTCATCTGGCTCCATGCTCTCGTGGTGTAGGTAACTATGCTTAGTGATATGGGTTACCATGCTGATGGCATCAGCTTGCGTAAACGGGCAGTCAAGCAGGTCTGAGAGCTTTACCTTGTCGGCGATAGCCAGCAGTGCCTCAGGAAGCTGAGTGGAGTAAGTCTTTGGGTTCATGTGCAATGAAATCGGAACTCTAGGTGAGCCTTCTTGATCATATGGCACTTCTCGACAAACGACCGACGTGGTTCGTCAAAGGCGATCAGCGCCGAGCTGCATACTACACGATCCAAGCCAAGGAACTGCGGGACGCAGGTTTCGTGGAGGAGGGCAAGGAGCCCGCTAAAGCAGCTGTACTGGAGGACAAGCTCCCCGAAATCCCCGTGGTCGCTGGTGGCGATGCCTTCGAGGCGGTGGTTGACGAGCCAGAACCCGAGCCTGAACCGGAGCCCGCTCCGCGTCGAACTCGTCGCAAAAAGGCTGAAGCCGAAGTTAAAACTGAAGAATAATCAAAAGGCATCCTAGTTTACTAGGGTGCTTTTTAATGGAAATCACTTACAGCGTTGGCCCTCGTTATATCAACGGGAAAAATATTGACAACGACATCAATGCATCTTTTCCGAAGATCTTGGCTGAGCAAGAGATCAGTGATCCTGTAACTGGCATTGCCGGCAAGGGCTATGAGCCTGGTCAGTTAAACAGGGACGGCGGAGAAATCTGATGCCAGAATACGCCCTTGCAATTATGGTTTCAGCCATACTTGGCTGGGGTAGTTTCTGTTGGCGTAAAGCTGAAAAGGCAATGGATGCCGCAGATAAAGCCATAGACAGAAACGACAAGCTTGAACTAAAAATGTCTGAGAAGTATCTCTCGAAGCTGGAGTTTAAGCAGCATATGGATCAGGTCATGGGTACGCTATCTCGCTTGGACGAGAAGCTGGACATGATCATGTACTGGAAGGGTTCTCCACGGAATTATAGAGAAGACATAAATGCGCATCATGGCTGGGAAGACAGCTGAGTATTATAAAAAGAATCCAGAAGCTCGCAAGAAAAAAGCAGCTTATGATAAAAAATACAACAGCTCAACCAGTCGCAAGAAATATCGCGCTGAGCTAGCCCGTGAGCGCCGTGCAAGAGGAATTATGGGCAAAGGTGGTAAAGATGTCTCTCATGCATCTGGAGGCGGTTACAAGCTTGAATCCAAGAGCAAAAATCGTGCTCGCAATGGCCACGGTAAAAACGGAAGACTAGCTCCAGGTAAAGGAACTCGGAAGCAAAAGTAATGCCACTCCCTTACGCTACAGCTAAAGCCACTGGTGGCAAAAAGAAGAAGACTCCCAAGGGATATCATCGCATGCCCAATGGCAAGCTGATGAAGGGAGCCAAGCATGGAACTAAGAAAAAAGGTAAAAAGTAATGGCACCCAAAAAGGATTCGCGACTTTCTAAGAACAAGCTTTCCGGTTACAACAAGCCGAAGCGAACTCCCAATCATCCAACCAAAAGCCATGTTGTATTGGCTAAGGAAGGTAACAAAACCAAGCTGATCAGGTTTGGTGAGCAAGGTGCTAAGACAGCTGGCAAGCCCAAGAAGGGTGAAAGTGCACAAATGAAGCAAAAGCGAGCAAGCTTCAAGGCACGCCATGCAAAGAATATCAAGAAAGGTAAAATGAGTGCAGCTTATTGGGCGAATCGCACCAAGTGGTAAGTGCAAATAAATCTACCTGATTTTAATTTCCCGCAAAATTTAATCCTGCCAACTCCTGTATTGGAGTTGCCCAAGGCCGAAATTCCCAGTTATCGGCCTATTTTTGTGCCACCTAAAAGCAATCTCGCTTTACCTCGATTGGCGGCACCTCAGCCTGTAACTCAAGAAGATGTTGAAAAAGCAATAGAGGAAAAATTGGAACCACTATTGCAGAAATTAAAATTACCGCCCGTATCAGCAGAGGTTCCATCCGCAGAAGTCATACAAGCTAATATACCGGGAACTGATATACAGATACCTTTACCGAAAGCAGAAATCTTGTCCGCTGCGGCTACTACCAGCGTTATCAGTGTTGGAGCTACCTTAGCTGCTACATCTCTTTTTAAAAGGCTTGTAAGTATCTTTAAGCCTATTCTGAAGACTGCGGCGAAGAAAATTCAATCACGTCGAGGGAAACCGGTTCAGACTTGGGCGCGACAGCGGTTATCGGAACGACATCTGCGCAAGCTACGTAGTATGGAGAATCTTCCCTGATCTTGTATCCCATATCGTACAACTTTGCACATTCCCTGAAACGCACAAAGGCTAAATCAAGCCTTTCTTTTTCAATCTTTTTACGAGCAAGCTCTTTGCACATCTTGACCATGCCTCGATTTAAAGGCACGGAAAAGCTTACCTGTGCTCCAAAATTCTGATTTCTAACATATGGGTTTGAGTGTACGTCATTCCCAAGATAGAAAGGGGTAAATACCAAGGTGGAAGAGTTGCAGTAATGACCTGTGCCAAATCCTTGCTGGCTGTATCCACCTTGATTGATTTGTACCGCTTGATTGTTAACTGACCCAGAAGATGTTGCGATTGGATTAGCAACTGCAGTGACTCCTTCTTCCGCCTTGATCGGCGAACAGAATCCTATTACTGCGAGAAGACAGACAAGCTGTTTGTAACCGATTCGATATCGATTGTCCGAGTGACATCCTCGGTTTCGACTACTCCTGCCGAACGAACGGTTTGCTCTAGCTGAAACTCTGCTCCAGCGGTTGTAATACTCCATGTGGTAGAAGCGTCGTGAATAGCACCGCTAGGCGTGACGTTGTATCCAGTTGTGTAAGTGTAATCGCCACCATAACGCTTGATCGCAATTGTTTCGTCGATCGAGGTTGTGGTAGTAGTAGTACTTGTCATACTCCCTTGCGTGAAGTTGGGAGTAATACTTTGAGCGAATGCAGGTGACGAGAGAATGATGAGTCCAAGCAGAAGCTTTTTCATCTTTACTTGGTGGCGGAAGGGGGTGTTGGGGTTGCTGGTTTTACCTCTTCATTTTCTTTCTTTTTCTTGGTTCCAACAGCTAGCCCAAAACTAGCAGCGGTACCAGAAAGAATAGATGCAGGATAAGTTGGGTCAACAGCTTGCTTGAAAATGCCAAGGTAGTTGGCAGTGAGGATGCCCATCGCCCACACGAGGAGGGCGATTTTTACGGCATCACCTAAACGAGAATGATCGTCCTGTTCCTTGCCTTCCTTAGCTGTCATTTCCTTCTTTTTTAGGGAAGAACTTGACCAAAGCCTCAAGGATGACTTGAGCAATTCCGTTGCCCTTCAGGGGGGTGAAGGGCAGAATTTCGGAAACTGCTGATACGATTACTGCAATGATTGCGAGAAGAGCCGGGTCCATTAGTAGCCAGAAGCTACTTTATAATGCCTAGCTAAGGCCAGCAAGAATAGGAGGCTTGTAGTTTTTGCCCTTCATAACCTTGCCATCTTCACGCAGTATTGGTCGACCTTTATCGTCCAGCTTGCTCATATTGCTTTCATGGACAATGCGTAAAGCTTCATCAAGATCCCAGCCCATGACGGCAGCAAACTGGTAGCAAACGTAAACCAGATCAACAAGTTCTTTGAGGCAATGTTCTCTTGATTCAGGCATAATGATTTGCATGTCAACCTCAGCCTGCAAGAACTCTTTGAATTCCTCAATGATCAAGTCGCGCTGAAGTTTCCGCACAGGAAAAGACGGATAGCTTTCAAGGCGATACTTCCTGCGGAATTCCATCGCAAGATCCATCATTGCAGGTGCTGGAGTGGTTTCCATGAGCAAAGGTATTCTATATCCATTTTAACAGTAGGCAAACTAGCATTGACTTAGCAGCGCTATGATCTTTTCATCCGCCGATATCTTCAGGCTTATTGGCGGCGATCCGGTCATCCGTCTGTTGGCGAAGATACAGATCGTTGACGGCAAACCTCCTCTAACGGGTGAGGAAGGTTTATTTATTTATATTGATCGATTCCCTGTAGTTGAGGAATTCGAAGCAACTTGGAAGATCTGGGTAATTGATTACTCGGATGAGCCTGTTGAAGTTGTTGTCAGTACACTTGAAGCGATTCTCCCTAAGGTCAAGGTAAGCAAAACTGCTGTCGGCTATCAGCTCACGACAACTGAATTCAAGTCAGCAAATACACAGGTCAAGCCAACAGAAGAAATTCGACCTGTCATTGCTCCTGATTTTTCTGAGTGGGAAGATAGGTTCCAAACTCTGGTTGAGGATGTTCAGGACCAGATGCTGCTGGTCACGTCTGGCAGGGCTGGTAAAGATGGTCAAGACGGTAAGGACGGAAAGGATGGTGCAGATGGTAAAGATTTGCTTGCCACAGAGGCAAGTATTAATGATCTTCAAGATGTTGATCTTGAAAGCAAGCTAGCACTACAGAAGGGCCATGTCCTGACTTGGGACGGCACTGCTTGGACCAATCTTTTTATTCCCCAAGTTTATGCAACTGGCGCAGCTGGTGGCGGGGATGGTACTGGGGACACTGGCGCTCCAAGTACGACTATTCAATGGAAGTTTCATGATGAGGTTGGCGAACCTCACGACAGGGAATTTCATACAAATAACGCAGATCCAACACTACTCACCGTCTTACATGTTTCATTCGAAAATAATTCAGGCACAAATATCTCAAGCCTGTTAAATGGCTTACTGCCTAGTACTGACAGTATTTATGTTTACAAGGTAAGTGAGCCAAGTAGTGCTCATCTGTATTCCGTTACAGGATACACTACTACAACAAATGGTGTAGAGATTAGTGTTACTCACGTAGAAACTCCTGGTGGCGAAGAAGACCTAGTCAATAACTCTATATACGGCTTCACTTTTATTGCTGCAGGTAGCGGCAGTGGTGGCTCTACTACTCTTGCTGGATTAAGTGATACAAATACAACAGGGGTCCAGGATGGTGACATTCTGGTTTATCGCTCTGCCACCGGTAAATGGACAGTTGAATCTGCTGTAGAAGAAGCGCCACAAGATGGTGGCTATTATGTTCGTCAGAATGGACAATGGGTCAACCTTGCTGTTGCCTTGGGCGCATTTGACAATCGCAGCTTTGATGGCGGTAACTTCACTACGGGCACTGGCAGCAACTTCGATAATGCTGTCATGGATGGCGGAAACTTTACCCCCTGACGGTAAACTAGCTTACGCATACTAGGCAAATGTCGGTTCCTTCTCCAAGAAATCCGATCAAGCCAGCACGGGGCGACTATAGCGATCTCTCAAGCAATGTAGCATCTCTCGAGAATGGTGAAATTTGCTACGCGATTGATCAAGATCAGCTTTACGTAGTGGAAAACGGTTCACTGGTTCCAGCTAGTGGATCTTTGGCGAACTTGACGGATTTGAGTCTATCTACTTTAAATAATGGCGATGCTTTGATTTACAATAATGGATCTTGGGCAAATGGTGGGACGCTAAACGGAGGAGCTTTCTAGGAATTCTAGACAGAGATTGCAATTCCTATGGCCAATCAGATTCGCATCAAAAGGAGGGCCTCCAGCGGCTCAGCAGGTGCACCTTCTGCGCTACTGAATGCGGAACTCGCTTTTAACGAAGCGGATAACGTTCTGTATTATGGCTATGGTGATGATGGCAGCGGTAACGCTACCAGCATTATTGGGATTGGCGGTTCAGGCAATAGCGTCACTCTGAGTGGAACTCAGACAGTAACTGGTAATAAGACTTTCTCTGGTACCACAAACTTTAGTGGTACTTTACAGATCGGCGGCGTTGCGCTAACTGCAACTGCTGCTGAACTTAATTATACCGGTGATCTTGGTACTTTTACCGGTGCGACGATCAGTGATAATGTTGATGTAAAGGTTGCGCTTCAGGATCTGGAGACAGCGCTTGAGAATGGCGCAGGCTCTCTGACTGCCGATGACTCAGGTACCGCTAGCTTTAGTGGTGGCACGGTTACCATTTCTGGTGGAACCGGTCTCAGCAGCACTGCTACTGGCAGCACTCTGACTGTCAACCTTGACAACACGAGTGTCACGAGTGGTTCATATGGTGCAGCTGGCACCGTTGGCACCTTTACAGTCGACGCACAGGGGCGGCTGACTGCAGCTAGCGACGTCTCGATCTCGATTACCCATACTCAGGTATCTGATTTCGATACTGGTGTTCAGGCTAATCGTCTTGACCAGATGTCTGCGCCTACCGCAGATGTCTCATTCAATGGTCAAAAAATTACGAGCCTGGCTGATCCGACCAGTGCTCAGGATGCAGCAACCAAGGCTTATGTCGATTCGACGGCACAAGGTCTTGATGTTAAGGACAGCGTTCGAGTCGCTACGACTGGCAACATCACGCTGAGCGGCACTCAGACTATTGATGGCATCAGTGTTGTTGCTGGCGATCGTGTTTTGGTTAAAAACCAAAGCACTGCCAGTCAGAACGGTATCTATGAGGCTGCTTCAGGCGCTTGGTCTCGTACTGCGGACGCAGACAGCTCTGCAGATGTAACTCCTGGCATGTTCGTGTTTGTCGAGGAAGGCTCGACGAATGCTGATGCTGGTTTTGTCCTTTCTACCGATGGGTCGATCACGGTAGGCTCCACCGCTTTGACCTTCACCCAGTTCTCTGGTGCTGGTCAAATCACTGCTGGTGATGGTCTAACCAAGACTGGTAATCAGCTTGATGTTGTCACAGCAGACAGTGGACGCATTGCCGTCAATGCCAATAACATTGACCTAGCCACTCATGGTACGGCTGGAACCTATATTGGTTTTACTGTTGATGCCTACGGTCGCGTCAGCAGCTTCAGCTCCCCGACTACTCTTGGTGGCTATGGCATTACCGATGCACAGCCTCTTGACGCCACTCTGACTGCACTGGCTGGTCTTACGACGAGTGCGAATGAACTGATCTATGCAACCGGTAGTGATGCTTTTAGCACTGCTACGCTGACCAGCTTTGCTCGTACTCTTCTTGATGATGCTAGTGCATCTGATGCTCGGACTACTCTTGGTCTGGGTACAATTGCTACGCAGAATGCCAACAACGTAAACATTACTGGTGGCACGATTGATGGCGTCGACATTGACGGCGGAACCTTCTAATCATTCCCACAAAGGAAGACTACAGGGACCGTTAATACGGTCCTTTTTTTGCTAGATAGCGACCATGGCCAACGTAATCAAGCTGCGCCGTAGCGCGGTTCAGGGCAACGTACCGACGACTTCACAGATTGCGTTAGGTGAGGTTGCCATCAATACGTATGACGGCAAGCTGTTTATCAAAAAGGATGACGGCACTGCGACGGTCGTTGAGCCAGGATATAACGGAGCAATAGTTTCTGATGCAGCTCCAACGGCTAGGCCTGATGGTTCGTCGTTGGTAAATGGTGATCAGTGGTGGGAGTCTGATACTGGAGACTTTTATATTTATTATGGCACCAGCTGGATTGAGGTAGGCGGCGGAGGTGGAGGAATCGCGGAAGCTCCCCAGGATGGTTCGCCTTATTTCAGGCAGGATGGCGCTTGGGAGAACGCCGACGAGCTGGCTCTGTATAGGTATCAGATCAATGCCGACGGTGGAAACTTTGATAACGGGGAAGCCAGGGGTGCTTATCTGATCCTTGATGCTGGCGACTTCAACGCTGGAACCTCGACTGGAATTGATCAAACTGTAGACGGCGGAGTTTTTGCCTGATAGGAAAACTAGCAGGATTGCAATTCTCTTATG